GAACACCTGCTGGTAAAATGAATTATCCGTTTAATAAAACTAATGAATCAAGGTTAATTGATAGTTTTGCATTTGTTGATAGAGGAATGAACCCTATTGGTGAAACAATACTTAATGCCGAAATTCTGGGTCAGATGTTAGATGACCCAAACATTAGTTTATTTAGTGTATTAACACAGTTATTATCGTTAAACGGATTCGAATTCTTCCCACTTCAAAACTTCATGAGTTTTAAAACCGATGATAGTTGGAAAGAAAGTTTCGAGATTCATACTGGTGGATATAGTGATAACCAGAATCCGTTTTTTGTTTGCATGTATATCGGTGGTTCTTCAAGTTATCCAAGTGTTTCAGCAAATGGTTTTGAAAATGATGGCATTATTGACATCTCAGCACCGGGCGTGGCTGGTTTCTCAGGAGATGATTCTGGTATGCAATATGAAGAAAATGATAAACAGAAAAAAATTGAAGATTTCCCTTGGAGACAAGTACGAGCATTCAGGGTTAGATTTGGAGAACAAAATCAGTCAATGTTCACCGACATCAAAATCGATAGTAAAGAATATCCAGAAACCAATGAAAGTATTCAGATTCTGTCAAGACTCGCTGGTGACCAGAATCCCGATGCTCCAGTTCCTAAAGGACAGAACCTATATAATCTTTATGAAAATAGGTCATATAAGGCAACTGTTACTGGCTTTGGTAATGCAATGATTCAACCAACACAATATTTCCAATTGGAGAATATTCCATTATTTAATGGTGCATATATTATATTGACTGTTGAACACAATATCAGTGCAAATAAAATGACAACAAGTTTCAGTGGCACTAAACTCCTGAAATACCCAATGCCACGTGTATTAACACCAGTGGCGTTCACAAGTTATGATGGATTATCTGGTGGTGATGCTGTGAGAGCAGCACTTAATGTTGCACCACAAGCAAAAATGATTACACCAGAAAGACTCGAATATCTGAACAGTGAATTAGGTATAGATATATCACATCACAACGGCAATGCTGATTGGAAGAAAGCAAAAGCAGCAGGTGTTACAACTGGTTTCATAAAATTAACACAGGGAACAAATTTCTATAGCGGTAATAAAAAATATTACAATATTAATAAACAAGTTAATGATGCCGTTAATAATGGTGTCACTATGGGTTATTATCATTTTGCTGAATTCGGAGAAACAGCCAGTCCTGCTGCCGATGGTGTAAATCAAGCAAACTGGTTTACCAGTAAATTAAATCTATTCCCAACTACAACACAAAGAATAAATTTACCTGCTGTTTTAGATGTCGAAGGTGGACATTCTTGGCAATCACCATATTTGTGGAGTAATAGAACTACCGACATGAATATTTTTATTAAATCGTTTATCGACACAATGAAAGCCAATGGATATGAAACAATGATTTATTCTGGTAAATATTTTATTGATGACCACCAAATTAAGAATCAAAGTAATTATCCGCTATGGATGCCTAATTACATGAATATAACGGCAGGTATAAACCCAGAAGTTAATTTACCACCAGTTCCAGACGGATGGTGGGATTGGGATATATGGCAATTCACATCACAAGGTATTGTGGATGGAGTTCCACCTGCTGGTCTTGCTGATGCTAAAGGTGTTGATTTAAATGTTGTGAAAAAAGATTTTCTTAATAGATTCTTGACTTAAAGCAATTCCTTTTTGAATTCATGGAGTCCAATAATGTTGTCGTCAACATTTTTTCGGTCATAAGCCATTTCTTTGATTTTCTGAATTGCTTTGGTAATGTTGTCTTGGACATTCTCTTTGTCGATTCCTTCTAAGATTGCAAGAGTTTCTGTCTTATATGTCTCAAGGAGTGCTTTCTTTTCCTTTGTAGTGGCTTTAATAAGTGTCTTTAATAGGTCTTTATCACTTTCATCAAGACTCTCATATTTCTCATTAAATTTACCAACAGCGATTTCGATTACGTCTTCATTGAGAGGTTCAACATCAACGTTTTCAAGGAGTGCTTTCTTTGGTGTTCTTACGTGTTCCAGAACCAATACGAATGCATCATGCATCTTGTCAATATCAGTATTCTCGTAAGATTCAAGTGTTTCATTAATTACGGTGTCAATGGCTTTATATAATTTCACCTTATCGTTATCGGGTTGAGTTTCTTCAACAATAAATTGTTTTAGTTTCTCACGTTCTGCATCAATTTCTTCAATTGTGAACACTTCAAATAATTTGATTTGTTCATCAATATAGTCTTTTGCCAGAACTTCACTTTCGATAACTTTTCCATCAATACTATTGAACACCCTGAATTCCAATTGGAGAATCGGGGAATTTTTAACAACCTCTAAAAAATTGAAAGCAATCTTCTTTGATTCCTCAATTGATTTGTTGTTGATATACGACTCATTCAATTTATTAGAAATTATCAAATTAGCAATTCCTATGTTGACATTTTTCATATGATACAATTCGATTTAATATAAATACTATAATTAACTATAAATGCATGTTTCATCCAAGATATTAATATCTGGCTTGAATTATTCCCCTAAGTCGAGATTCTCAATTTCCTCAATATCAATATCTTCCGATTCATCAATTTTTTGCGTGCTGTTAATACTTTCATTGTTTTCCAAAAGTTTATCTATCTCGGCAACCATATCAGCAGCACCTTTATTCAGTTTATCATTTTTATTATTATTTTCCTGAATTATCTCTTTTTGTCTAATTTTTTTCTTTTCTTCGGGTTCTTGAGTCGTACCGAAAACAAGTTTTTCAAGATGTCTGTCATAATCTTCATCAGTCATGCCTTCCATCATTGGAGCAGCACCAACACCGCCACCACCTAATGGAGCACCGCCTAATGGCTCACCACCTAATGGAGCACCGCCTAATGGCTCACCACCACCGATTGGGGGCATACCTGCGTCAGCACCACCTAATGGCGCACCGCCTTCTGGTGGTGGCATACCGCCTTCTGTTCCACCACTAAGTGCCATGTCTTCAATCGGCTCACCAAATCTCTTATCGATATCAGTAAATAAACCAGATTTCTTAATAGTAACTGGCGAATCTTGAAGTTCTTGCATAACGACTTTCTCCATTTTCTGCTGTTTAAGGTCGTCAACAATCTCTCTATCACTCATATTGAAAATCAGACGTTTTGCTGTCGTGTGAGACATTGCTGCGATACCGCCTTCGGCACGTGTTAACTCAGTATAAGTTTGTGCCTTATCACGCATCAATTCTGATTTTAACAATTCTTGTTGCGTACTTGGATTTGTAAGTGTTATTTGGAAACTACTTAAATCTTCACCACTATAACCCAATAAATAAAGATGAATCATTGCCATCTTATTTAATTCCTGAATCATTGCCTGTTGAATACGATTGATTTTCTTAGAAAACCTTATATCGTATTGTGCCATGTTTTTTCCACCACCAGCAGCGTCTTGAAAACTCAAGAATGGTTTAGGAACACCAAGACCAGTAAATAAGTTATCACGAAGATACTCAATATCATGTATTTGGTCGAGGTTCTGTGCACCCGGGAGTGTTTCGATACCCGTTTGCGTGTTTGCATTTCTTACTGGTAAGAAATAGTCTTCGTCATTACCAAGTATGTTAAAACGATAGTCAATTTGACCATCATTTGGTTGAACCTGTGCTGTTTTCTTAAATGTTGTTGCTACTTTGTAGATATATTCTTCAATATCGTCTTCATCAATATTACCAACGTCAATCTTAAACACTTTCTTCTCACCAGCACGAATAATACGGTAGGTAAGCATAGCGTCTTCAGCCATAACTAACTGACGGAATACTCTACGAATCTTATTTAAAATCGATGAACCATAAGGCAAATACTTATCATCACCCAATAGTCTAAAGTGAGCAATTTCAAATACGTTAAATTCGTCACCAGTCATTCTTTCCTTAAACTTGACCAGTGGTTTACCGTTTTGAATTCTCTCGAATCTCTCGATTTCGTAGTTAACGAGTTGTTTTACGTGAGTAATACCTTTTTTACGTTCACCGTAAAGTAAGACGAAATTATCACCATATTTACAAACATTTCTTACCCAGAATGGTAAGTTGACATTCACGTTAACAGTATCATAGAAAAATTCTTCTAACAATATCTTGATTCTTTCTTTACTTGAATAAATGTTGAGCATTTTACCATTTAGTCCAATGGTTGTTGATTCTTCCATGAATAAATCCAATGCGCTACTGATAATTGGGTAATATTCCATACCTTCATAATCAATATATGCGGGAAGTCTGGCTGCTTCATATTGTAATGCTTTTTGAAATCCTCTATCAGTGGTACGGAAGAATTTACTTTGAAGTTCACGCTTCTGTTCCAGTTCCAAACCTTTTCTATGGATTTCTTCTGGGGTATTACCTTTGATGATAATCTTCGATTTTTGTGGTGTTGCCACAGGTGCAATCGCAGATGCTTCCTGATACCCAAATCCATCGAGATTAAGCATCTGGTTAAGTTCTTGATATATTGTACCTTTTTTCTTTTCTTCGCCAGCCATTATTATAATTTTTTATAGTTTTTTATAAATACTCTGAAATTTTGAAAAAGTCAGTTATTCATAAATACATTCTATCTTTTGTTTTTATCTTTTATTCCTTGAAATAACCATTCATTAGCACCATATGGATTTAATGGGTTTGCACCGTCTGCTGTAAACATTGGTCTATTATTCAATTTTTTCTTAGCACCAATCTCTTTCATATCATTTATCGTAAGAATCGAATTAAGCATTTTTTCAGTAACACCCTTGCTTTGCTTGAACCTTGCCATGTCGAAATTCAACACAAATAATCCGATTGCCAGACCCATAATACTGTCATCGTGGAAAGTGCGTTTGTGGTCAGCGACACGGTTACCTGCTACGGTCACGAACGTTTTCAACTCATCCAATAATCTCTGTGACCTAATGATAACGTCTTCAAGATGAATTGCTCTTTGAAGTTCGAGTACAACTGATGGTCGATTGTTACCGATAAAAAAACCGGGGATTAGGTCAACGACAGATACAGCACCATCAGACATTACCTTTTGACCCTTTTTTATATATCCCTGTAATCTATCTCTGGTTGGTTTATGTGCGACTTCAGCATAATGAATATTCTCATATCCGATTTCCAACATTTTTTCAACAGTATGCACACCATGAC